GACAATGAGAGTCCGTAGACTAAGAGATGGATTTATTCAATTGCTTTACGGAAAAGCAGTATTTTTTAGAAACTTTGGAGATCAAGAAACAGAGAATCCAATTGCTGGTCAAGAAGATCGTCCAAACGAAATTATTCATCTTAAGAAGTACACCCCTATGAACAACTATTATGGAATCCCAGATATTGTTGCTTCTCAAAATGCGATGGCAGGAAACGAGTTTGCAGGAAAGTATAACCTAGACTACTTTGAAAACAAGGCTGTCCCAAGATATATTATTACAGTAAAGGGAGCAAAACTATCTCCTGAGTCAGAGCGAAAGTTGCTTGAATTTTTCCAGGTAGGCTTAAAGGGAAAGAATCATAGATCTCTTTATGTTCCTCTACCACCAGATTCTTCTGATTCAAAGGTAGAATTTAAGATGGAGCCAGTTGAAGCAAACATTCAAGACTCTTCTTTCAACACTTACAGAAAATCAAATCGTGATGAAATTCTTTTATCTCACAGAGTTCCAATAAATAAAATTGGAGTTCCAGAAGGAGTAAGCCTATCCTCAGCCAGAGATGCAGACAAGATGTTTAAAGAGCAGGTCTGTAGGCCAGCACAGGACATTTTAGAAAAGAAATTAAATAGAATAATTGGCGAAAAAACAGATGTACTAGTTTTACACTTTAATGAGCTAACCCTAACAGACGAAGATACTCAGTCTAAGATTGATGAGAGATATTTGAGGATGCAGGTTATTACCCCAAATGAGGTAAGAATTAGACGAGGAATGTCCCCAAGGCAGGGTGGAGATCAGGTCGTTGATTTGAAGTCTCAGGATAAAGCGGAACAAACAGCCCAAGCTTTGAATACTAGACAGAGAACTCAGGACAGAGATTCTAACACACCTGATATTTCAGGGGAGGCCAGAAATCCAAAAGGCGAAGGAAGAGCAACTTCTTAATTATTAGGCAACCAGTTATTTGCCTTTTTACATCTTAAAAGATAAAATTAAGCATATGAATATTGAAAAATCTCATTGGTCATCTATTGGCGACGACATCACACTGTCCGTGCCATTTACAAAGGTCAACCGTGAAAAAAGGACCGTATCTGGATTTGCAACATTAGACAATGTTGATCAAACCAATGACGTGGTAACCGCAGAAGCAAGCCTAAAAGCTTTTGAAAATTTTCGAGGCAATATCCGTGAAATGCATGGATCAAATGCAGTAGGAAAAATGGTTTCTTTTAAACCAGAGACTTTTTACAACCCTGAAAACAAGGAGTTTTATAACGGAGTATATGTAGATGCATATATCTCTAAAGGCGCACAGGATACATGGGAAAAGATTCTAGACGGAACTTTAGCAGGATTCTCAATTGGCGGAAAGATTAAAGATTCTGAAAACGAAGTTAACAAAGCAACAGGACAGACAGTTAGATTTATTAAAGAATACTCTTTGATGGAGTTGTCAGTAGTAGATTCTCCAGCAAACGAATTATGCAACATCTTGTCTATTCAAAAAATGAATGGTCAATTAATGTTCAAAGGAATTGCAACAGAAGTTTTAACAGAAAATATTTTTTATTGTGAAGAGACTAAATCCGTATTTATGTCACAAGATTCTTCATACATATCTCCAGCGACTGGAAAGCCAGCAACGCTAATTGGATGGGTAGAGTCAAATGATATTAATAAAGGAAAAGAAATAAATAGAATTCTTGATTCATTTTTAGAATCAAGATTATCGTTGCCTGAAAGACAAACAATTGCAAAACAGGCAAACGTAGAAGGAGGTAATGAAGTGTCAGAAAATACAGAAAACACAGCAGTTGAAGAGACTGTAGTAGTATCTGCAGTAGAAGATGCACCAGTTGTTGCTGAAGAGGCACCAGCAGTTGCAGACGCAGCGGCAGACGCTTCTGCCGAAACTCTAGAAAAAGCAGCCGACGTATCAGAAGTTATGGTTGATGAACCTGATTTTGCAAAAATGCTAGGTGACCTTAAAGGATTTTTCTCAGAGACACTGAGCAAGGTTTCAGAAGCAAATGCAGCACAAGTTTCAACAATTAAAGATACTGTTGAGGCGTTCAGCAAGAGCGTAGATGGCCGAATCTCAGAGTTAGCAGAACAACACACAGCACTTTCAAGCGCTGTAGAAAATATCAAGAACACGATTGATGGTGTAGAAAAGCGTGTTGATGCAGTAGAATCAGAGACTGCAATTAAGAAGTCCTCAGACCTTGGCGGGTCTCAGGAAGTAGTAATGAAAAAATCAAAATGGAACGGTTCTTTCCTCGGTTCCGTAAACGAACTATTTAACTAAAGGGTAGGTGAAATATAAATGAGCAATGAAACATTAGAAAAGGCAGTGGCAGCAAATACCACAGCAACAGGAACTTTTGCATCCACTACAGGTGGAACAGGAGTACATCGTGCATCAGAAAATGGTAACGGTGGTCTGTTAAATGCAGAACAATCAGCTCGCTTTTTAGACTATATATTCGACGCAACCGTAATTGGAAAAGTCGCACGTACAGTTCGAATGAAGTCAGACACAACAGAAATTGATCGCATGTCAGTTGGCGAGAAGCTTATGAAGCTTGCTACTGAGGCAGATGATACTGCAACTAACGGAGCAGTAACTTTCTCAAAGATCTCTTTATCAACTAAGAAACTTCGCATGGATTGGGAGCTTTCAACAGAGTCTCTAGAAGACAACATCGAGGGTGCAGATCTAGAAGATCATATTGCACGTTTGATGGCAACACAAGCAGGTAACGATATTGAAGATGTAGTTCTTAACGGAGATACATCTTTATCATCAGACAATCTTTACAAGTCATTCAATGGCGTAGTAAAGAAAGCAAAGACATCAGGTCGCGTAGTTGACGCAGCTGGAGCCGCAGTAAGTCGTGCTGTATTTAACAGCGCTCTTAAGGCGATGCCACGTAAGTACAAGCAACGTCGCGGAGACCTTCGCTTCTTAGCAGGATCAAACCTAATTCAGGACTTCCTATATGCTAACAGCATTGGTACAAACCAGACAATTCCACAAGATATCGCATCAAGCGTTATCCGTGGCGCAGTTGCACCTCTAGGTGGACCTGCAGGATATGTGGCACCATTCGCATTCGGTATTCCGATCATCGAAGTTCCACTTCTAAATGAGACACAGACTGGTGATTATTCAGCAGCAACTGGCTCACACGGAGATATCCACTTGTCATTCCCAAATAACGTAGTTATTGGAATCAAGCGTGATGTAACTGTTTACCGTTTCTTCTGGCCACGTAAGGACTCAGTCGAGTACACAATGTATACTCGTGTCGGTGTTCAGATCGAACAAGCTGATGCTTGGGTCGTAGTAAAGAACGTAAAAGTAGCTTCATAATAGGATTTAATCCGCAAGAGAGGCCCCCAATTAATTTTGGGGGCTTTTCATTTTAATTTAATAATGCTATAATTGAATAACCTAACAAAGGAGAAGATATGTCATTTGAGACATTAAAAGTAGCAGAGCTTAGAAAAATTGCAGAGGACTTTGCAGTTGATACAGAAGGCTTAAAAAACAAAAATGATATTATTGCCGCTTTGGCGGAAGAAGGCGTAACTTGGTCTGTATATAACAAGACCATTAATAAAATAGAAGAAGAGACGGAAGATATGTCAGAAGAGACTATACCGAAGTTTGATCCAAAAGCAGAACAACCTGAAAACACTGTATTAGTAAGAATGACTAGAGATAACTTTAGGTATGATATTATGGGATTTACGTTCACAAAAGAACACCCATTCGTTGCAATGGTTTCAGACAAGGCTCAAGAAATTTTTGATAAGGAGGAGGGTTTTAGGTTAGCTAATCCAAAAGAAGTGCAGGATTACTACAACTAATTTAACCCTTTATTATGGCAGAGATTTTAATAGGTTCACAATCTCCTATAACACATCAGGTGTTTTGGAACGGAGATGTTGCAACCGCAGACTCTCTGCCAACAGTCAAAGTATATGATGTTACAAGCGATCCACTAGTAAGCCCTGCCGTACTTCCAACAACTTTATTGGTTACTCTAACATCTGCTTTAGACGAAAATAATCCAGGAACATATTCAGTAAATATCCCATACTCATTAACAAATAGAAATAAAACTTTAAGCGTAAAATGGGAGTATGCAGTAGGCGGAACCGCAGTTGTTCAGTCTTATGAGATTAAGGTAATTACTCCATATATAAATTTTAATAATATTCAAGATTTAGATTTTAGCACAGATCCTTCTGACCCAAACTATAAACCTTACAAAGAATTAATAAAAGCTGAAAGATATGCAAGAAAATTAATAAGACAATATACTGGACAAAGTTTTTATTTAGAAGACAAGTTGTATGCAGTATATGGATACGACTCAGATACGCTTCCTTTGCCAGCTAAAATAAATTCTTTACATAGTCTTTATGCAAACGATATCCTGCTAGTAAATAAAATTACTAATGTTGATAATTGGAACTATCCAGTTCAGATATCTGAAAGCGGATACGGAATTAGAATTAACAGAGCAGCAATGTTAGACAATACAGTCTATACAGCAAATGGTATGGTTCCTCCAACTATTCATGATTATTCAGGCGGATTTCAATCAGGAGTTTGTTATAAAGTCTCTGGTAGATTTGGCTGGGACAAGGTGCCAGATAATGTTAAGTTAGCCGCAACAGAATTAATGAAAGACTATTTTTCAAAAGAGACTGCTTGGAAAAATAAGTACGTAAAGTCTATTTCTACTTTTGACTGGGATTTTGAATATACAGGAAATGCATATACTGGTACAGGTAATGCATTCGCCGACAACTTATTAGCGGAATATGTCTTAACAAATAAGGTAGAAATTATATAATGAATAGCATCATAGATTCTGTCTTGTCTATGAATTTAGATGTTTACAGACAGTCTGAAATTCAAGATGCCGACACTGGGGCAATAGTAAAAGAATTCAATTATTATAAGACCATCCCTTGCCATGCTAAGGGAGTTATCAGCAATACATCATCTTTAATTAGTGGCGGAAATAAGCAAAGTTTTTCTAACAAATATGCAGATGAGCAGGTTATTCAGGTAAGAACGGCAGAAAAATTAACCGCTAGAGAAAAGGTTACTAACATTAGAGATGCAGATAATAATGTAATCTGGAATGAAATAAACTATCCTAGTGAAACCCCAACCGTTTTTGAGGTAATGGGAACAACCCCAATATTAGATCCATTTGGTCATGTGATAGCTTATAACTCTTCTATGAAGAGATCGGAGAACCAGAGAATTGGATTATAGCAAACCTTTACTTCAAGCAGCCAGCAGCCTTGAGAGATTAATGATTGGAAGCGGACAAAACAATCATATAAAAGACAGCAATGTGGCTCAGATTTCTGCGGCAATTTATTACCAAGCAAATGTTATAGCCAAATTAACCTCAAGCAAAAAGTTTAAAGACAAATTTAAGTCCGTTATATTCTCTCAAATATTAAAGGATTTTGGAAACTATGTGGACTCTCAAGCTAGATCTAAGCCTAGGGCTCTTCATCACATGTATGAATGGAAAAGAGTTGGAGATGCTGACGCCAGACTTTTTGATTTAAAAATGATTGATGGTCAGGGTATTTCTTTTAAAATAAAGTATAATTATAAAAACTCTACATCCTTTGTTCCAAGCAAGGAAAGCAAGAGAAAACATGTTTTTGTAAGTAAAGCGTCTATCATGGAAGCTGGGATGCCTCTAAAAATCGCTCCACGCCATTCTGAGAGGCTAGTATTTGAATCTGATGGTATTACAGTCTTTATGCCTAAAGGGGCCTCAGTGACCGTACAGAGGCCTGGAGGAAGCGGTGTAATGAATCAGTTTACGCTAAGACACAGCATATTCTTTAGAGGTCAATTAGTTAATCAATCTATCAAGTCTTCTGGGTTTCAAAAGATATTTAATTCTTCTCTCACGAAAGCACTTAAATTACCCCCTTCGATTAAAAAGGTTCAGTATTCATTTAGTGCAAATTCAATTAGGTCTATGGCAGACTCATCAGTAGAATCAGCATTTGGAGGTTCAATGATATGACGCCTAACTATAAACTAGATGCAATGCTAGAGCTTAGAAAGTTTCTATGGAGCAAATTAAAAACCGCAGGGATATTTGATGACGAAGATTATTATAGCGATAATCTAAATGAAAGCATAGTACCCATTATTCCAGTTCAACAGGCAGCAGAGATGAATCAATTCTTGAGCGGTAAAAAACATATCGTTTATGACAAGATAGGAATGTCATATGAGGACAACTGGGCAATATGTTGCGAACAGATGCTATTCACCATATATGCTACTGAGATTTCAGATATCAATGAGATTAGAAACTTTATGACGGATCAGTTTAGAAGAATGGATGAATCAGCTAGAGACGTAAATCAATTTGCAACCCTATCTAACAAGTTTAGGTTTCACAGCATCTTTATAGCAGACATCTCCCCAACAGAGCCTTCCGAGGAAATCCAGGGGTTCTTTTCAGCAGATGTCATACTTGAGGTCAAATACTCTAGGGTATTGGACTCCGTAGGCAGATTTTTGTAATTTGCCTTAAAGCCCCTTATAGACTAAAATTAGACTAGAGGAAACAGCCTAGCCAGCTAACATTTTTTTAGAAACCACAGGAGGTGGAAATAAATATGGCAATTCAAAATACAGGTAATGCCAGAAACATTCTAGTAGGAGCATCACCATTGTTCCTTTCAAGTGAAGACATTACAGAGTCAACATATGTTGAGAACGCAGAGCCAGGATATGGCGTAAGCACAACATCAGTAAAGGTTCCAGCATTCGCATCAGGAACTTCATACACAACTACATTAAATGCAGCAGTAGATCCATCAACAGATCTATCAACTACATTTTACTATCGTAACGTAGGATTTACAAATAATGGTCTTCAAATTACGTACAACCCAACATTCGATTCAGTAACCGTAGATCAGTTACTTGATACAGCAAAACTGTTCAAGTCTGCAATGGAGGTTATGATTGCAACAGAAATGTCAGAAGGCACACTAGAGAACGTTCAAGTGGTTTTCGGACAAAAGGCAAGTACATTAGCATCAGCAGGTACAGGCTTAACAGCAACAAAGACTTTAGGTCTTGAGGCAGGTGCACTTGGTGCAGCCCCAACAGAGCGTCAGTTAATTGCAGTTGGACAAGCTCCAACAGCATCAGCAACAGCAACAGAGCGTGTATATTATGCACGTCGAGTTTTGTCTGTTCAGCAATCAGCTTTCTCTCTAGCACGAAGCGCAGCAACCACATTTCCAGTAACCTTCCGTCTTCTTCCATCAGGTAGCTCAAGCTACGTTGGATCAGAGTACGGCAAGATTATTGACCGTGTACTAACAGCATAATAATTTAATTAAGTTATTAACAGGGCCCCCAGAAATGGGGGCTTTCTGCTTGTGTTAGAAAATTAAGGTTGCTATAATAATTAAGACTATCCAAGGAGGATAAATTGGCTACAACAGTATATAACGTAGAAGAAATCACCCTACAAAGCGGTGACAAGGTTAATCTAAAGCCTTTAACAATTAAAGCGCTTAGAAAATTTATGACAGTTATTGCAAAAACTTCATCCTCAAAAACAGAAGATGAAACACTAACAATTTTAATGGAAGCCTGTGCAGTTGCGATTGAATCACAACTACCAGAGCTAGCAGCTGATATGGACAAACTTGAAGGAGCATTAGACATGCCAACCATCAACAGAATCCTTGAGGTGTGCGGCGGAATTAAACTTGACGACCCAAACCTGGGAGCGGCAGCAGTTCTAGCTGGTCAGAACTCGATCTAGCCGCCTTGGAGGGCGAAGTATTTCTTTTGGGTAATTGGAAAAATTACCAAGAACTAGAAGAAAATATTTCGATGCCAGAGTTAATTCAAACTTTTAAGTCTATGCAGAAAACAGAAGAAGAAAAAAGAAAATTCTTAGCTTCTCTTCAAGGCGTAAACTTAAATGAAGAAGTACAGGAAGAGGGTCCAACCTTCGAAGATATAAAAAGAAGAGCTCTTGGAATATCAG